GAACGTCAGCGAGACGTTATTCCATTTCGACCATGACTGATTCTGTCACAGTCTTTTCGACTGTTTGCATCTTGTAAGTATTAGGCCAAACATCGTAAATGTTCAAATCCAAAGCCGATGCAATTTTATATGCACTGCTAATTCTGATATCAGATCCATTCGCAATGGCGCCAATATTTGTGACGCCTGTTATCTTTGCTAACCAATTTTTGGTTAGCTGTTTTTGTTCTAAAATCTCATTAAGATTACATTTCATGGTTAACCCCAAATTTAAGTTAATTTTTTGTCTGCTTGATCCTAAGCAGTGATTAAAGTATATTTTATAAAATTGGTTTTGTATATACATTTTATTAAATTAATTAAAACAAGGTTTACAATAATGTCAACTAGAAATGATGTTATAAATATTAGAATAAGCAGAGAGAACAAAGAACTATTTTCTAAAGCCTGTAAATCAAAAGGGCAGACTATTAGCCAAAGCATAACAATGTATATATTAGAAGAAATTAAAAAAAACCAATCAGCTAGTAAATAAAAGTATTTTCTTTTTAAAATCATTGAACCCATTGCAAACAATCCAATGATGGCCGATTGAATCAACATAATCGGCCCATTCTTTTTGCTTTTCGCTTAAACCTGAGCCACCATCGGATCGTTTCATTTCTGCCCATAAAAGCCAAGCAGGAATAAAAAGATCATGGACACCGGCAGTAACGCCTTCCGCTTTTAACCTAGCGCCTTCAGACCGTGAGCGAGCGCCGCCGTTTGGGATTGCTATTATTTTTGCAGTATAGTGCTTTCTAAACCATGCAACAGACTCAACTTGTTCTTGATGTTCGCTTAAAAAGGTGTTGTTACTTCGTACTCTTGGCATTGTTCTGGCTCCATTTTAAAATCATCAGGCGGGTTTGTTTGAAACTTTGCACATGACTTATTGATATAATATAGGCACGTATAACAACTTTTTGGCGGCTCGCCTTTCATATCAATTAGCCATTCTATAATTTGTATTTTCTTGTCTTTCATTCCATGCCCTCGAATATACGGTTGATAGTTTGCCTTTAGATTCATACTTTATATATGATGGCGGTTTGGATTTATTGAGAGCCTCAGCAAGCTCTAAAAGGTTATTACAATTTATATTTGCGCCTGATTTTTCCGCTATCTGATAAATGGCTTGTACTGCTTTGTTTCCTCGTTCGCTATTGTTTAAGACTGGGAAATATTCGGTTACGCCTCGACAATTTAGCCCCTCATAATAGGTAACTTTTATCATTGCGTTACCTGTTTTAGCGCTTATATGCTCGGCCCAATGCCAAGTGTTTATAGTCTTAGTTTTGATTTTATCTAGGCCCATGATACAGCTTTGCTTATCTAGCTCCATGCGCGGCCTAGATTCGTCTAATTCATAGAATTGGAATCCGCAAGCAGGGCAAAACTGAGCGCTTAGGTGGATAATTTCTTGGCATTGCTCGCAAACTTTAACAGGGGCTTCGCCTTTTTTGGATTGTTGCGGCTTTGCAATATCAGTCACAGGACCATGCTTTTTTATCAGTCCTGCAAAGTCAAGCACCAGACAGTGATCAGTATTCGATTTCAAGCGCATACCACGGCCAGCCATTTGCACGTATTTACGCGCCGATAGGGTGGGGGATAGAAAGGCAATCATATCTATATCTGGATAGTCGAATCCTGTTGTAAGCACGTTCGCATTGGTTAGCGCTCGGATTTTACCGGCTTTGTAGTCTGTCAATATTCGCTCTCGTTCTTTTTTTGGCGTTTTACCTGTTACGATATCAGCAGCTATACCTTTAGATATAAGCAGATCCTTAATCATTGCGGCATGGTCAACACCAGCACAAAAGAAAAGCCATGCTTTGCGATCACCGGCAAGTGATATCGCCTCATCTACTATCAGTTCGTTGTCGCATTTCTCGGCGGCTTCATTTTTTTCCTTTTCAGAATAATCCCCACCGCGAACAGAAACGCCGCTAAAATCCATTTTAGTATCAGTTAGCTTTGATCTTAGAGGGGCAAGATAGCCTTGATCGATAAGCTCATGGATGGTTACAGGCTTTAGAATATCGGTGAATATGGCGTCCTCACCATCGGTTATCATGCCTTGGCCTAGTCGATAGGGTGTAGCAGTTAAGCCTATGACACGCATATGTTTATTACGTGTCTTAAGGTAGTCTATCAATATGCGATAACTGCCTTGCTGCTTGTTGTTTATTAGATCGCATTCATCAACAATTATTAGATCAACTTTTCCTAGTAGTTCTTTTTTATTAACTATGGATTGTATGCCTGCAAAGGTGATCGGCTCGCCTAGTTGACGTTTTCCGACACTGGCCGAGTATATTCCCATGGGTGCACCTGGCCATATAAGGCGCATTTTTTGGGCATTCTGCTCTATTAGTTCTTTCTGGTGCGTTAACATTAGTATTTTAGAATCAGGCCAATTATCCATTACTTTTTTGCATATACCGGCAACAATGATGCTTTTCCCTGAGCCGGTTGGAAGCTCAAGGCATGGGTTGCCTGGATTATTTGCCATGTAATCAAATGGCATTTCAATTGATAGGGTTTGGTATTCTCTATATTTGATCATCACCCCACAACCTTAGCGCCAAACCTTTGACGCAGTTCATTAGTAAATTCATCACCACACGCGCAAGCTTCAAAGTTATTCAACAGCTCACTACTAGCAAAACCATCCTCGCCATTAGGCACGCCGTTATAGGTGGCGGTCCATTCGCTTACAGGCTCGCCCATTTCCCACGGCACAAGGTCAGGGTGCAATACATGAGACTCACAGCCGGTTCGTTGAGTTTCTAGCGGTATAGAGTCATCCCAGCGCGCACAATGCCATGTGCTATTAGCGCAAGCCGTAGAGTGGGCGCACGTTCTACAATTAACCTCTTTTGTAGTTTTGGACTGATGGCAAAATTCGCTCATAGGGCACATTTTGCATTGATACCATGTTTGGTTATCGCTTATCGGGGGTGGCATTCTATCGCTAGTAGCGATTCTCACAGATCTCTCAACTAAACGTTCAGCGGCGTCAACGTCAAGCTTGACGCGCTCAGTGTAGAGCGTGTCGTCATTTTTATTGATTGCAACATATAGAGCGCGAGTTAAACCTGATCCAAGCATATATACTTGCATTTGCGCCCAGTGCATGGGCTTTGATTCTTTAACGCCTTTTTTGCTTAGATCTTTAAATGATTTTTCGTTGTGTGTTTTTATCTCTAGTAAGTGTGGCTTTGTTGAGCCTGGAATTCCTCTTTCTATGCGCCCATCCATGCTGCCAGATACATGAGCGCCGAAGTCCACGCGGGCTTGTGTTGCGCCTGTATTCGTTATTTCTAGGCCAGCGGCCCGCAAATCCTCAACTATTGTTAGTTCTTCAAGATGGCCGCGACGAAATAATCTCAGCATACGGCCTTGGAATTTTTGAATAACTGCCCACCTGAAACTTAGCCACAGGTAACGCTCGCAATGGTGGCCACACATAGACAAACCAAAATGAGGGCGGGGCGGCTCCTGATTGGCCTCATGGTGACGGTCAACCAGGGCCGCTACTGAGTGTAACGGCTCTGGTATTTTCATGATATTAACGCTCCCATGGCTTCTTAGGTGCTGCGGTTTGTGCTTGTTCGGCTGGCGCTTGAGTAGTTAGCGGCGGGGGTGGGGCGCTTCCTTGGATTGCTTTGAAGCCTTTCACCTCGTTACCGTCTCCCCGCTCCTGATCTTTCTTAACAGTAACTTTTATTTGACAGCTACCACCTATTAGTTGATCAGTATCGCTGATACTAGCCAAGCCTATAGAACGCAAAAGCCCGTTTAGCTGTTGCAGTCCTATTTCTTCGGCTTTAGGGTTTGGGTTTCTGATATTAAAATTAGTGAAAACAACACGGCCTTGTGCGCTTGGGCCAGTGATATCAAATCGAACAGAGATATATTGGCCGGTTCCAGATCGAGTCGTTTTAACTTCGCTTTGCGTTATGGTTGCAGTGTACCAGCCCGCCGGAACTGGCTCATAAGATTGGGCTTCGGGGAGAGTGTCAACGCTGAAAACTGTATCTAATTTCATGGTATTGTTTCCTATTTAATTTAACTTACGGGTTTTACTTCTTAGTGATTTTAAAGCCTGGCTTTGATGGCTTTGTGGTTATTGCTACTGATAAAGGCTTGGTTATTGCTTCGCTCGATGACTTCCAAGCCCTTAAATTTAGCTCAGGCTTCCATCGAAAAAGCGTTTCAAGGTGATCGCTTAAGCCGTTCTCATGCGCGACCTCGATTAATACGTTTGCATCGACTTTTGTAGTCATCTTGCAAGTTGCTTTGATTGAGTAGCCTTCACAGTCGATTGTCTTTGTGCCTTCGTCGGCTTCGTTTATTTTGCCGAGTTCTAACAATTGGGCTTCGATTTCAGCGCGCTCATTTTTAACGCGAGTTTCCAAGCTTTTAAGCTCAAGCCATGTTCTAGCTAATTCATTAATATTCAATTGATCCAACATGATTTACCCCTTTATCTTGTCAATTACCGCGCCTAAGTGCGGCGCCTCCCATGGTTCAA